TTTTATTTAATGGAATTACGGCTTCTGGTCCTGCTTCACCTACTAACGCTAGTGTTGGGCTGGTGACTATTCCGCCGTCAGCTAGATGCGGTATTACATTGCCGACGTCACCGAAATTAACGAATGGACCTAGCGCAAAATCTAAGGCGTCTACAGCGGCTCTTATGCCTGCGTTAATTGGATTAGCAACAATATTATTCCATACCGATTTTACAGCACTAAGAAACGCGTCAGCTAACGTTGAACCTAAGTCAGCGAAGAAACCGCCTACACTTTTCAAGCCGTTTATAAAAGAATCAATTATTTTTTTGCCTAATGTAACAGCACCCTGTCCAGCCATACTAGCAAAATTAATTAAAGCATTACTTATCTTACCCGGTAGTTGTTTTGCTTTTTCTACTAATGGGTCTACTACCTTATCCATGAAACCAGACGCAAGTTGTGAACCGATACTGCCTAAACCGCCAAGTATTTCACCTGCAAAATCTAACAGAGCGGGTACTAGTTTTTCTGCTAGTTTGCCAGCCGCTTCAACTAATTTAGGTATCAGCTTTGTAGCAATAAATTCGACAACTGTTTTAGTAATACCAGGCAGTTTTTCTAATAGTTTGCGCAATAACGGTCCTATCCATTCGAGGAATAGTGCGGCGAATTGTCCTATTTTTTGAGCTACGAACGGCAGTTTTTCTAATATAAAATTACCTATTGCTTTAGCCCATTCTAATAACTGCCGCAACATAGGTTTTATTCGTGGTTTTATCCAATCAACAAAACGCATCGCTAGTTTTGCTATTGCTTTGCCTGCTCGCTTGCCCAGCGTTATTATCGCTTTTTTCATAGGCGCCCACAATTTAATAAGTTGCTTGCCTAACATCTTTATAACGCCCTTAAAGCCTTTTTCGCCATACACTTGTGCTATTTTTTCGCCAAACGTTATAAGTTTGCCTACTAGCCTGCTTACTTTCTCCGCTATCGGTATCAGTACACGCCCTAGCTGTATGCCTAAATCTTTAAAACGGGCTTTCATAATTCTGGTCTGGTTAGCTAAACCACCGCTTGTTCTTGCAAAGTCACCCAGTGCGCCTTGTTCGCCTAACTTCTCCAAGATAAGCGCCTGGCGTGCCATGATCTTGTTGCCTTCGCTTATTTCACCATTAGCGTCACCCAAACCCATTTCTAACGCTTTAGCTTCGACCATAGCGGCATTGAGTAGTACGCCTATGCTTTGTAGCGGTTCGTTACTGCCTCGTAGACCGGCTTGTAGTTTCTCTAGCGCTTCTTCTGGTCGTAAATTGTTGAATGATGCTACGTCAGCGGCTACCGTTACTAGCTCATCGCTAAATTCTGCGAGTAGATCACCGTTTAGCCCAGCGGCTTTACCAAATACACCAAAACTGCTTGCGGCTTCTAAGTATTCGCTTTGTGCCATGCCCACGCTAGTAGCGCTTGTTTTAGCCCAGTTTTCGATGCCTACTGCGGCGTCACCAAAAATTTGTTGTGCTTTGCTTAGTGATTCTTCAAAATCTACTGCTAGGTCTACAGCTTTAGCCCCTACCCCTACCATAGCGGCGCCTGTCGCTACGCTTATCTGCCCTACTTTTTTGCTAAAATCTGCAAGTGATCCGCCTGCTTTGCCTAATGCATTGCGAAATTTTTTAGTGTCACCTGCTATGAGGACGTTTATTACTGAGCTACTGCGCTGTTTAGCCATTACAATGCCTGCACGTTTCTAGTGTAACGCAAACCCTTTTTTATAATGTTTTGTAGGTTCTCGTCGTACATGTCAAATACTGTTCTAGCTTCATCTTCTAACGCCTGGTATAAAAACGGTTGTGGTTGTTGTCCACGTCGAAACATGCCACTAGGCGTACCAAAATGTGTGACACCAGCGTAGTTACCTATGCGTTTGTACCCTGCCCGCACCCTACTAGCGGTTTTTGTACCTGACGGTCTAATACTGTCGCTTAAACGCCCTGTTTTAACTGGTGCTAACTGTTTAGCCCTATTCGCTACTGTTTGAGCCATGTCAAAATGTATGTCTTTTAGGCTTTCTACGCCGTTTTCTATTTCTTGCAAAGCACGTCGCAGTTGCCTGCCGCCGTCTATTGTGACTGCTGGTCTTCTGCTCGGTCCTTTTGCCATGTTACCTTTTTCGCTTGTTCGCTCTTTCTGTTTCTTTCACAATGTCGTTGTGCGCCATTGTTAATGCTCGTAACTCGTACGGGTCGCATTCTAAAAGCTGTGTATAAGGTTGTCTGGTGATGAGCGCTAGCCTAGCGATTGTATATGCTGTGGCTCGCTTGTTAAAAAATCGGGTTCACTCTCCACTAGCGTTATATCTGCTATTTCGGTGCTTACCCACTCATCAAACAACTTAACTACCCTGCCGCTTTCGCGTGTAGCGGTCCAAGCAAGCCAACATATATGCTCAATGCTTGGGTCGTTACTGAAAGCCCCGGATAGTGTTGTCTTAAATTCGCGTTCGAATGCTATTGCTGTCTTAAGGCTTATTGACACTGTGTACGCGTCGCTGTCACCGCTCGGCGTAATTTGTAGCCTGATGTCTGAACCTAGCATCGTACTAGCTCGTTGCCTTCGTAATTGCGCCAGCGATTTGCCAAGAGACACTATGGGTAGCTAATTCGCCGATTGAACCGTTAAGCGTATCCCATTCAGTTACTACTACGTTAAATGTGTAACTTGGGTTTGTTGCGCTTACTGATGCGTCTACTGGTTTGACTACTACCGCTGTAGTTGTACCAACAAGCGGGTAGATGGTTGCTTCTGTTTTTGCCGCCGCAAAATCAGCGTTGAACTCAATATCTACCGTTCCGTTTGTCAATCCGCCTATATATGTGCGCGCTGTGTCACCCATAGCGGTTGTTTCTAAGCTGTCGGCGCTTTGCGACAATGTTACGCTTGTAACGTAACTGCTTAGATCAACGCTGTTAATGGTGACGCTTGCGTTGTTTAGCATAAATTCTGCCATTGTTTACTTATCCTTTTTTGTTGTAGGGTTTGTTTCTTTCAAATGTCCGCCCTGTATGAGGGCTTCTATGTTCACGCCTGGTAACTGCTTATCTGTTACGCTGTCGCCTTTTTCGTGACCACTAAGGTTATCAGATGTCACTTCGTATTTACTCATGCGAGTACCTCCAAATCTAACTGTACGCCTAAGAATACCGCATCTGCAAAGGTTATGGGTCCATAGTTGCGCGCATTCGTGACAGTAACGCTTTTTGCTTCGCTACCTAATGTCTGATCTGCTTCTAACGCTGTCGGTACCGTCACTAGATAATCGTTTAGCAGTTCTTGGTTTGCTGTGCTCTCGAAACGTTGCGCCGCTATCACAATATCGAACCGGCACGTTGCTAGCCCTGCGGCTACCGTGCCCATTGCTTCATGGAACGTAATCGCATTGTTTGACGGCACAACAATAGCGCAGGGTGGTGTAAGAAAGTCTGGTACAAAGTCATAAACGGTTACAAATGCTTGTGGACTGCTGACGGCTTCTAACCGTGTCTTAATGCCTGCCCTGATGTTGTCGTAATCCACGATTACGCCGCCGCCGGTAGTTTCAACCCTCGTAACAATGCTATAACCTCTGGGTCAGTCCTCGAAATGCGGACAAAGCCGACGTCTACGCTACCAGCTTGAAAGCCTAACGGACTGCTACGACGCTGATACAAGCGTGCCGCTATGACTAGCGCGCATTGCTTAACCTGGTCAGGTACAGCCATGGCATAACCATAGAACGCTGTTACCTGCACTGTAGGACGTCCGAAGCGTCCCCTAGTAAATGAGTCACCGTCTACACGCCTTATTACTCTGTACGGCTCTGTGTTGCCGTCTAGTACGTAATCTGTGGTTATTGTTAGCGTTGTGTCGTAGGTGCCGTTTAGCGTTGTGTCTTCTTTAACGATTAAACCGTCAGTTTTAGCAATATCATCAACGTATACGGTGTAGTCGTCGTACGCTACATATGTTTTTGCTGTAGCACTACTAGGCACTACGAATGTGCGCCCTGTGATTTGGTCTATTTCGGCTTCTGCCGCCCCTATAGCGTTATCTATCGCCGTGTCTTCTGACGACGTGCCAGAGGGTATGCCCAGATAGGTTTTTACTAAGGCTTGCGTTGTGTAATTTGGCATTGCCTACTTCTTCTTAGCAGATGCCTTCTTAGCAGGTGCCTTCTTAGCTGTTTCCTTTTTAGGTTTTTGTACCCGGCTAGGTGCTTGTTTTTCCCATAATGATTTAGACATGTGTTCCTTTCTGAGAGGTGAGAGACGGCACCGGCTACCAGTGCCGCCCCTCAAGACTCAATTTAGAATGGATTTACCAATCCGGTGCCTGACAGCATACTAATTGATGCTGGGTAGCGCCCACCAATAAAGCATGCGTACTGGTATGCAACAAGCGTAACCGTGAGGTTTAAGCCTGCTGTTTGGTCCATTCGCACCATTACTGGTTGTGTGTTGTCTTCAAATAGA